GTGGGCTTTTTAAAGATAAACTCGTCTACTTTTATAGTAATCATTCTAGGTGTGTCACAAATTTGCGCGGAATATACTGCAGAAGCTTCATCTACCCACCCGACTAATATACCTCCAAACATATTGTTATGAATACCAATATCCGATGCTTTACATATATGTGTACTTATTAGTTCCATGTTATTTATTATTGTGATAATCTATTAATTTCCAGTTACCGTCTTTTGTTTCTACTAATGCCGTACAATTTTCACACCAATCTCCAGAATTCATATATTCGTCTTTTAAAGATGGTTGATGAATATGCCCGCATACTGCTACATGACATCCTTTTCCCTTTGCTAATCTAACAGCATTTATTTCAAAATCATTTATGAAATTTGTAGCTTTCTTAATACCATTTTTAATATCCTTAGATATTGAATAGTATGGTAATTTTCTCCATGCTCTACAACGATTATACCAACGGTTTATCCAAAGAGCAATATCATATCCAATACTACCAATATAAGCTAACCACTTTACTTTTGTAATAAAGACATCTAATATATCTCCATGAAATATATAATAACGAATTTGATTACTTTGATGAATCCAATACTCTACAATCTTAATATTTCCTAGATCAAATGGAATAAAGTCTTTTAAGAATTCATCATGATTACCTCTAAGCCAAACAACATTAGTACCTGTTTCAGATATTTTTAATAGTTTACGAATGATCTTAGTGTCTTTTTTGGTCCATTTACTTCCTCTTTGTAAAGACCACCCATCAATAATATCTCCGTTTAAGATTAATGTTTCTGTAGATAGTTTATCTAAGAAATCTAATATATCATCTCTTCGCGATGCTTTACTTCCTAAATGCAGATCTGATATTATTACTGTATTATATTTCATTGCCAGTAATTATAATCTTCTTTAAAAAATGTATCATCATGTCTGTTAAACCAGCATCTTATCATTAACATACACATATATAATACTCCTTTATTTTTAAATCTTCTTGAGGAAGTGCTAGCATAGAAATTAAAGATCTTAAAATATTTTGGATTAACTTTCATCGATAAATGAAAATCTTCTGCAAACTTATCTTCTTCATTAAACTGACCCAGCTCCTTAAAGTATTCTGAATTAAAAAGCATAAATCCTCCAACTGCAAATGGCGACTTGAATGATATAATCCATTGAACTAAATCAAATACTTTATATACTAAAGCATATTTCATATCCCAGGTAGTTATATTGCAAGTAGCTAACTTAATGTCATTAATAATCATTTTAGATACTATATAATGTAAAGGTACATCAGTTACATCCATATCGGCATCTAAGAATAAAACATAAGGAGTTTTAACTTCTTTAAATCCATTATTACGAGCAATTGCCGGAAGACCTCCTTTAACTACTTTAATGTCATTTATACCTAAAGCAACTAATTGATCTATATAGTCCAATGTATCATCCGTAGAAGAATCTGCTATAATAATATTACAACTATGCATGGATAGTAATTTTACTAATGTATTTGCTAATCCAACTCCTTCATTCTTACACGGAATAACAACTGTTAAGTTATCTTTAAGATTTATCATATAATACCTCCGTAATTGGTTCTAAAGTACCGTAAATATCCATTTTAGTTTTTAATTCTTTTGCTTTATTAATATACCATGAAGCTTTCTTAGCATCTTGTTCCAATGATTGATCTGGTTTATCTCCCATACGCATTTTATATTTGAAAGCATTCATTTCACAAAATGCAATTGTTTTTTCAATGCCCCAAATATCTATCATCATATTAATTACTTCTTTACTGAATGTATTATAATGCTTAGGGTGATTAACGTGTTCGTAATTATTATTTGGTGTTGTCATTTTTATTTTATTTTATTAAAGAATCTTCTTACGATATATCCGCGTGCTATTGATAAGAATGTAAATAATCTGTAGCCATCATTATAAAAAATACTAGTATATAAGTATAGTCCATTTTATTTAGTTGTTTTTGTTTTTTTAGCAGCTACTTTCTTTGGCTTAGCTGTCGGTATTGTTTTATTTAATATAATAGCTTCGACTTGTGCTTCGGTATATCCATACTTAGAAACTATTTTAACAATTGCCTCTATATTATTAGATTCCGTTAAGATATTTAAGTATTCATATGCTTGAGTCTTCGAGCATTCATATTCTTGGGCGATTAAGTTAGTTAGATGATCATTATAAGCACTATCCTTTGTTCCCTTTATCCAAGTACTATAATAACTTCTCTTTGGTAATAGCTCGTTAAAGAACGTATATACTTCCCTAGGAGATAAGTCTGATGATATAGCATAACGTTGAAATTCATTACATATCTCTAATAAATCAGGATGCATCGAAAGAATCATAATAATCATGAAAGGTTCTACTGCATTACGTTCTTCATCGCTAAGATCAGACCACTTTCTTTCCGTTGTGGTCATAATCTTAACGAGGTCGAATACACTTACTCTTTTATTTTCTTGTTCTGCCATTATGGTTGAGGAAATCTACTTGGAATAGAGCCACATGCACTGCATCTATATGTTTCTACAGGAATAAGTTCTTCTTTTCCTGACGGAGACATCATAGGTGATAATTCTTTAAAGAACATCACCGGAAAGAATGTAGTATTCTCACATAAATTATGCTCTTCATCTAAAACGGCGCACGTCATTGTTGGTTGTTCTGATAGTTTTATATTTAAATTTTCCATATTGTTTATTTTTTGTTAATCTCGCCTATGATTTGTCCAAACATCGCTGCTACGTTGATGTCTTTATTTACGCTAAAACTGTCTTTATATTGATATTCAGCAATGATTAATATAATAGGCCCTATATGACCACTTCCATAAGATTCAATTTCATCATACATTAATCTATACAAATCCGCAAAATCTTTTATCTTAGCATCTGCAATTGTTTGTCTAATATTCGTAAAGCAATCTTTAGGATTCTTTTCTGATTTAAGAATATCAATACATTTCATTGCATAGCTTCCACGTTCTGCAATTCCTTTAGATATAGTTAATTCTCCGTTAGATGAATGTTGTTGACAAAGATTAATAACTTTCCTGATATCAGGATATCCTTCATTAACTAATGTTGCAACATCTTTAATATCATATATAATGTTTTCGTTATTTAAAATCTTTACTATTCTTTCCGCAACTTCTTTTTTGCTAGGAGGAATGATTTGAAATACTTGACATCTACTTTGAATGGCAGGAATAATTCTATCTACATAATTACAAGTAAGAATAAAACGAGCATGTTTACTAAATGTTTCCATTAAGTTACGAAGAGCGGCTTGTCCATTAATCGTAACATAATCACTTTCATCTAAAATAACTACTTTAAACTTATTAAAACTAATCGTACTTACAAAAGATTTAATCTTATCTCTAATAACATCAACTGAGTTTTCATCAGAAGCATTAATATAAAGAGTTTCAAATCCAAAAGTGTTAGTAATTAATTTAGCACAGCTCGTTTTACCAGTACCTGGAGGCCCATATAATAAAAGATGAGGAATATCTTCTTTTTGAAGATACTGCCCTATCTTTTCTTTTATATGCTCGTTCCCGATATAATCATTAATGGTTACTGGGCGATACTTCTCACAAAAAATGTCGTGTTCTTGATATATACTAATTGACATTCTTAGAAGCTAAGTCGGTTGTAAACATATAACGATATCTCATTAATAATCTTTGCATCTTTTGACGAGATTTATATTCTTCAAAAGTTTCTACATCACTACGTTTGTTTGGTAATGCTGTAATATCATTAACTAATCTTAAGTTAGAATCTAAAGATTCATCAATAATTCAATTTACAAATCTAAAGTGCTGTTTAGCACCGATTACATAACTAGGAACAGACATATTCATATTTTTTAAAAATGATTCTTTAAGTCTGTTTGTTTCGTGTATAATTGCTGTATTTATCATATTATTGAATGCTCAATTGAACTAAGTAGTAAGTACTATTAAAATCTTTACCTGTAAAAGTAACTCTAGCTAATCCTTGACCAGATACTTCAAATACTCCTGATTCTGCTCCTTTATTTGCAGTTAAGATTTCTTTAAAGATATTTGCAGAGAAACAAGTAGCACTTAATTTATTATGCGATGTAGCTTCAACATTAAACTTAATTCTATTGGTATTTACTGTCGAATAGTTAAGTAAGATCTCCGAAGCTATTGCATCTGATACTACCGCAAAATTTTCCGCCTCTGGCATACCATTTTTAGCTTTTAAGAATTTTTCAGAGAATTCTTTAGTAATATTAATGCTCACATCAAATTGAGGAAGCGTTTTTACTTTTGGAACTGCTTTAATAACAGATAAATCCGCTAACATATAAGTAATCGATGTATTCTTATCTTCAACAATCATCGAGAATACTTTATCTACAACTTTAACGAACTTAATCTCTACTGAATCATCTAATACAGAAAGCATTTTTAATAATTGACTCGTAGTATATACTGCCAACTCTGCATCTTCCATATCAACGGATTGTAATGTAACTTCTCCAATTACATTTTGATTTGCGGAAATAAAAGAACATAATAACTGTCCTTCTTTTACAACTAACTTAACACTGTCGGTATTACCAGCTAAATAATAGCGATTGATAAAACTAACTAATTTTTCTTTTTGCATAACTTATTTTTTATTTTCTTAATTATAATGATTTTATTTTAATTTTCAAAGAAACTACTTAAAATTTCTCTGTTTTGGCTAGGAACCCAATCTCCTCCATAATTTACATAGTAATGTCTATACTTCTCGTAAATTTTATATGCATTATCTGGCTGATCAAACATTTCATGTATTGATTTAAGTATAATATACATATCATTAGGAACTACTCCTTGTAACAACTCTACATCTCCAGAACAAAAATCTGCGATATCATACATACCTTTATTAAATACTAATAAGTTTTGAATAGTAGCTCTGTCATAATATTCTTGTTTATAATCATTAACTACACCCATTGTAAAGTTTTTAGATACTGGTGTATGATAAAGAACAGGTATTGGTTTTGTTTCTGTATACTTAATATCTCTAGAAACATGCATTTGCGTCCAATTTAATGTTCCGAAATTTGGAGCTAAAATAATATCTCCATATACTGGAAATTGTCCTGGCGAAGAACTATCCGTCATTAATTGAATTTTACCACCATAATGCTTATTTAAAAGAGCTTGATAAGTTCCAAGTACAAAAAAGTCAGATACTTTAGAAATACCTAGCATATGAATAAATTCATTTCTTGGATTTTCGAATTCGCGATTCTCTAAGAATAAAGCAATAGTATAAATAAAATCTACTAATCTACGACTACCTCCAACACACCATCC